ATTTTGTGAAGAGTATGGCGAAGCAATGCAGCTTCTTGAAGACGTTAATGTCAGTGATGAACTAAGGTATCATTTAGATAATAAATTTGCATTATATGAAAATGTATTTCGCATTTACTCAGATGCATATTTTAAATTAATCGAAGAAGTTCGAACACTTTATTTCGATAATAAAATTGCATTATGCAATGAAGATGCCGATCTAGTAGAATCAAATATCGGACAAAAGGCTCTTTATAACGGGCGTGAAGTTTGGTTAGATGCACCTATTACAGTCGAAGAAGATTATCTCACAGAAGCGAAATACAAAGGCAAAAACGTTAACTTGCGAAAACCATTCCGCACACCAGGGGGTCCAAAAAAATTCGCAGTCTATGTCAAGAAGCCGGCATCCGGTAATATTATTAAAGTAACATTTGGTGATCCTAATTTAAGGATACGCAATGATGATCCAGTAAGAGCCCGATCATTTAGAGCAAGACATAAATGCGAAACCAGAAAAGACCCGACAAAGGCAAGTTACTGGAGTTGCAACATTGTAAGATATCGCAAAGCATTAGGAATTAAATCTAGCAGACCATGGTAAAATTACCCTTTACAGAACAGAAAGACGGAGAGCTTCGGCTTCGCACTTTTGGCATTGATGTGCCAGATGATGAATTAATGTGGCATTGGGATGAAGAGGATCGTTACGTAAAAGTAATTTCCGGTGATAATTGGAAAATGCAATATGACGACCAATTACCCATTCCATTAATTCAAGACGAAATATACTTTATCGCACAAGGCGTATGGCATCGAATTTTGCGAGGAACTACAGATTTAACAATATCAATCGCCAAACAAAAATAAATATCTACAATGAGCTCATTCAAATCACTAATCCAATCTATTCTAAATGAAGGAGGCCAGGCGGCTGAAAATCTAACTGCAAAATTAATCAAGTCCACTAATAATCCAAATCTAAAGTATAAGAGAGCAACTCCTACTCCCGAAGTTTTGGATGAAATTCAAAAGATTCTAACTATTCTTAGAAGCCGTGGTTATATCGACCCACAAGAGCCATCATACTATCTTGGTTCTAGTAGGCTATTTGCAATCAAAGCAGGGCTAAGGGCGCCGGAGCCGAATGAAGTAGAGACCCAAGAAATTATCGACAAAGCACTACAAACGAAAAAGGATTTTGGTGATATTGATTTGGATGTTGCATTGAATGACGGAATAACACTAAAAGATATTGGCACGTTTCTTCAAAACGAATACGAGGGCAAATATGCTACAGAGGTCGGTGGTGATGAGATCAACACCGCTGTAGTGGTTGCGGGTACTAATGACGTGATCCAAGTAGATATTGTCAACATCAAAGGTAAAGAGAAATTTTTTGGAATGACGCAATTCGCGAGCATGGCAGACATGTCGCAAGGAATTAAAGGTGTTGTGCGAGACGTATTGATTCGATCGATTGCGGCTACTACAGACATCGACCCTGTAATGTCCGTGTCGTTTGACCAAAAAATCAAAAGCAGCGATGCTTATAAAAATTTCGAAGCATCAAACAAATCAAAAGGCGAAATAGGATACAGAATACGATACTCAATGGCAGGAACTGGCTTGGCATATAGAATCGACTGGACTATAGATGGCAAGCCCCGCAGCTATAGCGCAGGTGGTGTTAAATTCGATCAACTCCAAAAATTTGTATCAGGCGAAGATGCACAACCAGTCACATATGATGATATTGATCAGATATCAAGACTGCTTGGATTCAAAGCACCAGAACACATGAAGCATGTCGTGAAGATGGCGGAATTGGTTTCGACATTCAATGACGACCGCAGACAACTTATATGGAACTCGCTTGTCTCTAACATAAAACCCAAATTGCCAAATGTGGCTGCAGGGAGAACAGTTGGGCAAATTTCAACACAAGAAGCAAAGCAATCATTGGATTATCTTAAACCGTATTTCGGTGATATTGATTATACCGAATCAAATGATCTTTTCTCAGAAAGTGCTGGCAGCACCAATGATATTTCAGAAGCAGTTAAAATGACATCAATTAAACATATCGACCAAATGACTGCTAAAGATTTCTGTAATCTTTTTAGCGGAGGTGCTTGGGAGGTGTCTGAAAAATATGATGGCTCGAATGTATCATTCGGATTGAATGAGAATGATGAACTTTATGTCAAATCCAAAAAAGGTAATCCGGTAACAGACGAAAATGAATTCTTCAACATGGCCACGAACTATGATAATGATATTTTTCAAGGATTTGGTAATTTGTTAATTACACTCAAACAAAGTGGAGTTGCTTCATTGTTGAAAGGGGTTCAAGAAAGTCTTGGCTCTCCAATTCAAATATTCGGAGAACTATTCAGCAAAGCACACATGAATGTCATTCCATATGCACAAGAATTAATTGGAAATGGCGCTGTAGTATTTTTTGGCGTCATCAAGCTAAACACGCCGAAAGGAGCTGACATTACAACCACAGACGACGGCATGGCAATTAAAGATCAATTGATAGATGAACTTAATGGGGTCAATGGGTGGAATTTCTATGACAAAAAACCTCTAGCATTGGATATTGGAGATGACATTAAATCACAAATAGCGAAAACATGCAGTGCAGAAAATATGGCGATTCTTGCCTCTCGCAAGAGAACAGGATCCGAAGCAGAAATGAAAGCAAAGTCATCTAAAGAATTTGCAGAGCTTCAATCGATGATTAAGAAAACTCTTCTTGGTTCGTTGGGTACAGTATCATCCTCACTAGGCGCAGCAGAAATTGAAGGAGCAATCATTCGTAATATTGAAACAGGAGCAATCGCTAAGCTTGTCGATCTAGAAGGGTTTGGTCGCCGCCGTGCAGAGCAATGGGCAGGAATCGATGCTCTAAAAGATTATCGCAAATCGTTATACAACCAACTCAAAAATGATGTGCTCAATAATGCGGATATTTTTGTTTTGGATGATAAACAAATCCAAAAATTAACAGACGCAATGGAAGAGAAGAAATCAAGATTTAATACCTTAGACGAAATGCTTGATGTGCTGTATGGTGATGCTGCTTCTGAAGTCGAATTCAAGGAAGCAAATCAAATGGTCCTTGATTTGACTAGTACTCTGTCCGCATACAAAGATAATATCGAAGATGCATTAGACGAAATTGCACAAGATGATCAGAAAGCACAAGATGATACATTGAAAGCAATTAAAGCAGAAAAGGTAAGAATCGATGGGTTTATTAGCGAATTGAACAAGAGAATCCTCAACAAACAAAATCCATATCTGTCAGTTATTCAGTTTGTTCTCGGGCCAAAATCTATTGACGAATTCAAGACTAAATTTATGAATGCTGCACAAAATAAATAATTTGTGTTATGCACAACCATAGAGGATATTAGATTCGTACTATGAATCTGTTTATTCTTGACGCCGATCCGATTTATGCAGCAGTATTCAATCAAGATCTTCATGTAAAGAAGATCATCATTGAAGGAGCCCAAATGCTCGCTAATGCATATGACCGCAATAGATTAGCTCAAATCGATGTGCCACGAACTGATAAAGGAACTCCTCGTGTAGGTGGTTTGCCTAATCACCCTATGAGTAAATGGGTTCGGGAGAATAGTGCGAACTTTGCATGGACGTTGCGACACATCCAAGCATTATGCGAAGAGTATACATACCGCTTCGGTGCGAGGCATTACACAGAAGGGTTCATTGATTGGGTTGCCAATAATATGCCATCTTTGCCAGACAATCCCCAAACGATCCAACCGCAATGCTTTGCACAAAGTTTTCCTGAGTGTATTGTACCAGGCGATCCTGTAAAAGGATATCACAATTACTACAACAAGGCGAAGCAGTTTTTTGTATATGGTAAAAACAGCAAAACACCCCGAAGGGTGTTTGCCAATTGGACTAAACGCAAGACTCCTTATTTTTTCATTCCAATGTCAAGAGATATTTAAGCTTATTAATTTCGCTTAAAATTTCATCACGAATATTGAATAATTCCGTATCTTGCTCTGTGCAGTGAGTTGGAAAATCAGTTTCCAGCAAAATGACACAACGAGTTAACGATTCGAGCACATTAACCTCTTGCATATTCTTTAGTTGCAATGCCTTGCCAAATGTAAGTCTTGTATTGTATCTACCTTGAAAAACTTCAACCAATTTATCGATATGACTATCAAGAGAGTCATAAAAAGAACCAAATGCCGAATGTTGCGCATATGATGTTGTTTGCCAGTGGAAAATCTTAGATTGTAGTTGAAGATGCAGAAGCTGCTCTATAATTTGATTCATATATAATAATTATGCCCGATCTATTATCTTTTGTTTTGATTTGTTATGGTTGTACCATTATTCTAGCGTATGGTAAAATCTTTAACAAAATCAGACCGCCATATTCATTCTTCAAATGCCCAATGTGTATAGGGTTTCATGTTGGGTGGTTTTTTGGGTTGTTTTACAAACCAGTAGTGGTAGATTTGTCATTGATTGAAAATTATTTTTCGATAAGTAATTATATGAAAGATGGAATTCAATTGCTTGCTTCCGGATGTATAAGCGCGGGTGCAAGTTATTTTTTATCCATGATTGTAAATGATGGAGGAATTAAACATGACACAAGCCGTAGCACATATTTGGACAAAAGACTATAACCTACGACCAGTCGCACGTTGCTGTGGTGGTCGATAGCTTGGTTTAACAACCAACAACGCATAACAATAGTTTTCGGACTATTGTTATTTTTTATAATGATTTATGGACATTGACAAAATTACAATTATTCTTTATAGGAGATCTAGTAACGGTGATCAGGTTTTAGGATGGTTGCCGAAAGGATCTACTACATGGGTTTTGCCAAATGCAGCATCCTCTGGCAATCAAAGAGCAGATGCTGTTAATCTGCTTCGGCATATGGGATTTATTAATCCAGACGAGAATGCGTTAAAGATCGATGTGAGGCCGGTCGAGTATAATAATCTTCTTTACAAAGCATATATAGTCATTTATAAAGATGAAAATTTGATTAATCTAGATTATCTAGACGATGCAAAATTCATTGATTATCATGAGTTATTGGCAAAAATGGAATCTCCTTATAAAGATTTGTTGAAAACCATATCAATTTGGAGGCAATTATAAGATAATTATGCATATGGTAAAAACAGAAGATTGTTATGTTGTAATTGATGAACAGGGAAATCTTGTAGAGGAATACATGGAGTATCTTTTTGACAGTGTAGAAGAAGCAGAAACACACCTTGAAAAGAACGACGATGACGCAGATGAATATGAAGTCGTATCTCTGATTGAATTTTTTGATAATATAAACGATAAATTACTTGAATAAATAGATCGCCGGTGTTATAGTATGTGATATTATGACAACCGAAATTAAAACACCAAATACACTTCCTATTGCTGAAGATTTTTATTCAATCCAATGTGAAGGTATTACTACAGGAAAGCCTGCATATTTTATCAGGCTCAAGGGATGTAATCTCACGTGCGGTGCATCACCGACATTCATCAAGCAGATTCAACAACAAGGCAAGGGGAATATTGATTCGGGATCTTTCCAAGGAGATTTGCATAAAGAAGGCAAGGCAAGTTGGACATGCGATTCGATTCCAGTATGGCTATTCGGCGAAGCAAAGCCATTTGAATATCTGACTGATAAATGGCGAGAACAAAAAATGCATGATGGTCTTAGCATGTATGATTGGATTGTTCGACGACAGATCCATTTGATTTGGACTGGCGGAGAACCAACAATGCATCAAAAGAAGATCACAGAATTTCTTAATGTATTTGCTGCAAAGGAAAGCATATATCCATATAGTGAATTGGAAACCAATGGATCTCTTAATCTTGATGATGATTTTCTTGAAAGCATGAGTCAGATTAATTGCAGCTTGAAGCTCAAAAATTCAGGCATGTCTACAGCAAAGAGACTCAATCCGAAAGCAATTGAACAGATTAAAGAGCACTGGAACTCGTGGTTTAAGTTTGTTATTAGCACAGAAGAAGATGTCCATGAATTCATAAAAGAAATTTGCGAACCTCATGATATTGATATGACCCAAGTTGTGTGCATGCCTGGATTAGATAGGCAAGAAGATTTTCATGAGCGAACACAGTTTGTTCTTGAAATGGCGAAGAAGTATGGTTTCCATGGCTTGACGAGAATGCACATCAGTGCATGGGGAGCTACCACCGGCGTCTGATATAATTTTATGATCTCACATATTCAATTTTACAAGGGATATGCTACTAAGTTAGCCAATATCGGAACTAAGCGGTTTGATTTCAAACCAGGCATTAATGTATTATTCGGTCCTAATGGATGTGGTAAAAGCACAATCCTCAAAACTGCCGCGGCATATTGCGCAATCAGGATGGACGACATTCAGTGACTCAAAGCATTTCATCAATCCAGATGTAGAGTACTACCCACATAATTACGCAAAGTACTCTCCAGGTAATTGTGTTGCTGATGTTGGATGGGATGGAACTCCTACTCTTTTTAATGCAGGCGATATTGCGGCAGACGAGAGTTGGTTCTACAAAAATGTAGGACAGTCTAAGGATAATATCTTCAGCGAGCAAGAGCAGATGTTGGCTATGGTCAATAACCCGTCGAGCGGCGAATACCGGTCTTATCAGATCAATAAAATCTTGAATCATATTAAGAGCAATAAAGCTCAAGCGCCCTTAGGTGACGCCAATTCTAATCCACAAGAAGCAGCGTATATCGGGTCATTACCAAGAACAGGCAGAAATACTATATTGTTTGATGAACCTGAAAGATCGCTTAGTATGCCTAAGCAATTAGCACTTTTTAATGCATTGGATCATTTTAATGATTTTCAGATCATCATATCAACTCATAGTCCTTTGATCTTGTTCAAAGAAAATATCAACATCATCGACGTTGAAGAAGGATATGCCAATGAGTGTATTCAAATCTTGATCAATCTATTCGCACAAATTCAATAACATGTTTTTAACCGAAGCACAAAAATCAAAAATCAAAGACATTATTAAAAGTGCTGGATTATCATACCATTCGAATGATGTACTTGAGTATCAAAACTGGCGTGTCCTTGATGCTCTACAAAAGGAAAACAAAGAACTCAAACGTAGAATTGAAAAACTTGAAAAGAAAAGTTCTAATTAAAGATCCTATAACGAAGGTGTATCTGCAGTGAAGTGAATAATTTCGGATTGTCATAATTATCCAAATCTTCCAAAGAAACAGGTATACGATCGTTATTTCCGTGGGGATACAAAAAGCAGGCGTAAGAGTTCTTAAAAAGCATTAAACATGCAGAACCTCTTACGCCTGCTTTATTTTCACAATCGTAGAATATAAATGTAGACTCAGGAGTAGGCATTCTTACATTGTAGAATTGGTCACCATGACATCATAATTTTGCTGACATTCTGGACAATCTTTGCATGTACAACTATGCTTCATTGCATATTGGCATTTGCCCTTTAGGCGGGGCACCTCAACA